GCCTGTTTTCAGCGGAACTGCTGTGGACAATTATATGCTTACCCCTGTTCATTCGCTGGATCTTGAGCGCGGTGCGTATTTCTTTAGCACTGCTGGTCCTGCTCACGCGACGCCTGCCCATCCGGTCTTCGTAGACCATGATGCCGATCTCATGTTGTGGCGAAAGCCCACCAACTTGAAAGCCCCCGATTCAGTCCTCCCTCTTCAGAGCCTGCGACTTTACGAGGGCCGCATCAATGTCGGCGAAATGATCGATCACACGAAGTTCGATTCCCCTTCTGATATGGACGATTATGGCACGCACACTACTCAGGTGATCGTCGCCGCTGTCCACGAGAATCCTCTCATGTACGGCGGAAAGAACAGTACCACTTTTGGTGATTGCGGCACTCCCGGAACTCGCGAGGGAAAACTCGTGGGTATTCATACTGACGGGAGCATCCATGCCGATGGTCTCCAGTGGCTTACCGCGGTCTCTCCGAAGATCAAAGCGTACATTCTTTCGTCCAAGAATCCTGCCATTGGCTCGACCGCCGCTCCTCCTCAGCCAACGCGCAAGGAGGCTCGCAAACGGCGTAAGGGTCTCACTTCCGACGACGACGCCAATGACAAGATCTCGCGCGCTTCTCGTCCTTCTGGCCCCTCTTATAGCCAATCGAATCAGGGTCAGGACGATCAGCGTTCCGTCGACGACCGATCCATCAATTCCGATTTTATCAACGGGCGTTCCGATTCTGGTTTCTCTTCGCGTTCCCCTACGCCTGAACCAGTTTCCGCATCTCCTAGCGCTTCTCAGTACACTCCTCGATCCACTCGGTCGGAAGCTGCTGCTTCGTCGAAGGCTTGTATCAAGTGTGGTTCCACCGAACACACCACTGAGCGCTGTCCTCAAGCTTACTGTTTCCTCTGCTGTAAGAAGGGACATATGGTTTCTGCCTGCCCTGACGCTGTTTGCACAGGCTGCGGTCAACGTGGCCACACTCTTCATGCTTGCCCTCGCCGCAAGGAGGCGTATCTCAGTACCGAGCATTCCGCCGGCTACACTCACGCTATTGTTTGCGGGGCCCCTAAAGAGCAAGTGGTGCGTCGTGTTCTTGAGGCCATACAAGAGGAGGAGAAGGCGATTCTCGCGAAAGCTACTCCCAAACCTAAACCTCCTCCCTCCAAGCCTGCTGATACCGTGCAACAGTCAAACTCAACAGAGGCTGCCTCTCCGCCAGCGGGGCAACCCTCGGAGGACCAGCTGGCGAGTGTCTTGATCGAGAGTGCGAATTCTTCCGACGGGCAGGTCTCCCTGTCCATCCAGAACCTTTAGATAATCCGCAGTCGCCACCTCATTGTGGGCCTCAATTCCTCGTCCCCACTTATCCTCGTGTTAAGGTTAAGGAGGCCCCCAATTACGAGATTGCCCGACGCGTTCAGGAAGCCTTTCCGCAATACGACCTTCAGTCCCATGCCAACACGCTTCCCAATACCACCACCGTCTGGGCCGACGCATCCAAGTTTTTCGTTGATTATTCTAAAGTCCCGCGCATTCACCCTCTTTTCCGCACCTTCATCGTGGCCGTCGTCGTCGCGATGCTCACTCCGGCGTTGATGAAACGCTGTGATTACGTGGGCTCCGATGGTTATCCCAAATTTCGCCATTTATCTTTCGACGAGGCCATCCTTCGTCTCGATCCCAAAACTTCTTCTGGGTACCCTCACGGTCTCAAGTACCCCCTCAAGGGCGATGTTTTACGAGCCTACAATTTTTCCAACTACCCGCTTCAAGCCGCTGTCGACCTCGCTCGTTCCATGAGCACTTTGACCATTTTCGTCGCTGCGGGCAAGTTTGAGGTTCGTCCCATCGAGAAGATCGCCGCCGACAAAGTTCGTTCTTTTGTGGTGGCCCCCGTTCACCTCACCATCCTCGGCGCGATGGCTACAGGCCGTCTTCAAGACGCTATCAACGCGTCTTCCGAGGAGCAGCCCATTACCTCTGGCATGTCGATTTACCATGGCCAGTGGGACCGCATCATCGCTCAACACGAGCGTCCCGAGCTCACTCCCTTCGTCTACTCCGCCGACCGTCCTTTGTGGGACTCCACTGTCACTGCTGAGGACCATTCCATTTTTCATGAGATTCATTCTCATTTTCTTTCTCCCGTCGCTATTGAGTATGATGAGGCAGTCGAGTTCCACGACTCGATGCATTACATTCTCATGCCAGATGGTGAACTTGTTTTGGTCAACGGTTCCGAGCCTTCCGGCTCATTCAAGACCATCTTCGACAACAGTACCGGGAATCTCGTCAAGCTAGTGCTCGGAGTTCTCACTCTCCGCCATCAGGCCTCTGGACTTTCGGTTGAGGAGTTCATCAGTCGCGAGCGTCTCTCCGACTATTTGACGAAAATCTGCGCCCATGTGCACGGCGACGATTGCCTCACCAACTCCACGCCCGATTGGGAAAGATGGATTCGGCCCTCCGCGCTCAACCGCGCCTTCCGTTCCATCGGTCAGACTTGCTATTACGACAACTATTACGACGAGCAGGTGGTTCCCGAGGACGCAGTCTATCTATCCCAGGTTTCGACTCGCGTTCGCGGTTTCAGAATCCCTCGCCTCATCTCCGTGGAAAAAATTTTGTCTTCACTCTGCATTTCATCATCCGTCGCTCTTCCTCCTGGTATGAGCCGACCTTTCTACGAGATGTGCCGTTTTTGGCAGTACTGCAATATCATGTTTCCCGATATTCAGGTCTACCGTGCCCTCGTCCGCGTAGGCTACGAGTATGAGACTTTTCTCTTTCAGCATTTTCCTTCTTTTGGCCATGTCCTAGCCAGACGTTGTCTTCTTTCCGAATTCGAGC